CAAATACTGGATTAGTTTCATCCATTAGCTCTTCGCTGTTGCTCCTTTAGTCTTTCCTCTTCGAGGTGTGCTTGTAATAAACCGACATAGATGTCTCGTTCCCAAGGCATCATATTTTCAATTTCAGTCAAACTATATTTATGGTACTGCATCAGGGCAAAATTTAATCTGAAGTAGTTCTCCAGATTCATATGCACCATCGCTAGGCGAAAAAAGATGCTAAACCCTCAAGCACCACATCACTTTCAACTTTTGTATTTGGATTTAAAACCTTAACTGTATGTGATAGTTTTGGCATAGATTCAAAAAACTTTTCAATCTCTTTAAATTGAGTTGAATTCATTGAATCTAAAAAATCATTTAGTTCTTTCTTTGTGCAGTCTGCAGCAACCCAAACTTCTTCCTCAGAATATATTTTATCAATACATGATCCAATTAAATCAAAAGATTGTTCCATTGGATTTTTAGTCGTGTCGTTTGGGTCAAAATTTGCTTTAACAAATTCATTCAATGATGGGTATTTCAATTGCATGATTAGAGAGTCATCAATTTTAATCTCACTTGAATGATCTTCAGATTTTTGAACCTTTATATCATCTAAATTAATATTGACATTTACTTCAGTTTTATTGTCATCAGGACATATAAGTTTTACTTCAATATCCTCTCCAACAGATTTGCCTCTTATATTTAAGAACAAATATTCAATATCAAAAGTAGGAAGTGATTCAACTTTTACTCCTTTAGTTTGAACACAAGAACGTATTACAGCTTTAATAGCATTTGTAATTTGTTTCGTATCCTCACTTTCTAAAGCAATAACTAAAAGTTTTTCCTCCTTTACTAAGAAAGGTCTATATTTTATTGTTTCACCAGTTGATGGCAATTCAAGTTCATAACTAGGGGTCGTAATTTTAGGTAATGGCATAACTATTCAATTCAGTAAGTTTATTTATCAGGCGAGATTAAGGGGTACAACACCTGTTATAGGAGGAGCAAAACCTCTTGGTAGATCGTTTCTACCTAATCCAGAGATTTCTGCATTTTTCTTTGCGATATCAACTAATGATAAACTTCTTGGTGCATCAAACAAATCTCTCTCAAATTGAGTTATATCTGTTGAAGATTCATCAATAGGACGAGCACCTTTTCCTGTCACAAAATATCGTGAATAGGCCATGCCAACACTACATCTTAGAAGTTGAGATGAATTATAACTTACTGGCATACTGTTGATTGCTAATGGAAAAACATTTACAAATTTATATGTAATTATTTTTGTTCTACCAACTCCACCAAATTCAAGATTTTTTTCAAATTTCGATAACTCAAGAGTGCCCTTATACTCATTTGGAAATTTCATCAAATAACTGAAATTTGGACTTTCAATATTTGCTTCACCCTCAAATTTTGTTACTCGTGATCCCGTAATAAAATTTATCCACGATTCAAAATATCTGATTGGTAAATATTGTTCTGCGTCAACATAAAATGTCAGTGTAATTACATCATCAAACTGCCTACGATATGCATGTCTCTCTCTTACTCCGGGAAAATTATTTCTTATCTCTTGTGTTAACAATCTAGATCCGGGTAAAGCCGTTTGAGAACATAGTAAATTTAATCTTTGTTGTTTATCAGAGTCAAAGATCAACCCAAGTTCTTCTTGGAATGTTTTTAAAGTTACACCACTCGGTTTACTTGGAGGACTTCCTATGCTCGCTAAAAAATGAGAAGTTGTTGCAGGATTAAGAAGATCCTTTTTAACTTGAGCAATTGATTTACCTTCTGGTTTTATAACGGCCATTTATAAATATTAGAACCTGTATATTATGTAGGCAAATTATGGGAGAGAGTATTAAAAGTAAATATACTCCAATATATCCAAACAAGTATCAAGGCAACACTAAACATATAATATGTCGTAGTAGTTGGGAGAGAAAGTTTTGTCAATGGTGTGACATGAATAATAGTATTATATCATGGGCATCTGAGGAGTTTAGCATACCTTATGTTTCACCAAAAGATAATCGTGTTCATAAGTATTATCCAGATTATCTTATCAAAGTAAAAGAAAAAAATGATATGATAAAAACTTATGTGGTTGAAGTAAAACCTTACAAACAAACACTACCTCCTAAAACTCCAAAAAGGAAAACAAAATCATATCTTACTGAGTGTGTTACCTATGCAGTCAATCAGGCGAAATGGAAAGCAGCAAAAGAATTTTGTGAAGATCATCGTATTGAATTTAAAGTAGTCACAGAGAAAGAACTTGGAATCCGATGAGTAGACTTGAAGGAAATGACATAAACAATCCAACCAATGATCAAGAGGATATGATGTTAGAGATCATGTCTCTTTTAAATGATACTGTAACACCAGTTCCTGACGTTGGTAACTTTTATACCTTTGTATATAATCCAAAGACTCCAAACATTACTTATGATCAACACCCACTTATAGCTTGCACTGATATATTTGGATGGGGATTTCGTGGTCTTAATTTTCATTGGAGAAAATATCGTAACTATACATGGAATGAATTAGCAGGACAATTGTACATAGTTCAACCAGATGAACTTGATGACCTTCTTGCAATTCCATATGCTAAGTTCCTAAATAACTAAAAAAGGGTCGATATGTCAGAAACAATTTTACCAGAACAAAAAATAGAAGAAAATAAAAAGAGACAATTAGAGGAGGAAGAGTTAAGAAGAAAAGAGTTTAATGAGAGTGGATTTAAACCAAATATACTTCAAAGAAGTGGTATAACAGTTCAACAAGGGGTATTAGGTTTTCAAGATGCTATAGTATTAAAAACAAACAAGCATAATAATACTGATGTTTTTAGCAATAATGATAAAGCGTATATTGATGGAAGAACAAATAAATATCAAGACTTCAACTCAAATGAAGAATATGGTTTAAGAGCCATAAGAATTCAACCAAATTTTAATGCAAGAGATAAAAATAATGATAGTAGTGGGTTAATCGGAAGAGAGGGTAAAAGACAATACTACACCGGAGTTGATAAAGATACAGGTATCATTTCTGTTTATCGAGCAAGTTCGACTGGTAATGATGACCCTATGGGGTACTATGATAAAGAAGGAACATTTGTGCCACTTGAGGGTAGAAATGGTGAAACTTTTGCCACAAATAAAGAGATCGCATATTTTTCAGGTCATACAACATATTTAAATGACAAGGGAGAGGAAATAACATTAACCACCAATGATGGTGTTCCCATAGAAGGTGGTGATAAATTTGTTAAAAATGAAGCACTGAAACAAGCACATGATCTATATCTAAGAGATGTAGCGGATGGAAAAGCTCCACCTCCAGATAGGAGTCCCTACGAAGCAAACACTGGAATACCTTATGAGGAATCTGACGAATTCAAATTGGAGGAAGAAATAAGTTCTAATGTTGATGATGTCAAACAAGGTGGTGGTAAAGATATGAATGCAAGAAAAAAATATAGAACAGATTTAGAATTTCCAACAGGCATTACTGATTTATTTCAGGATAAACTCAAGATAACTGTAATGAAATTTGAACCTGCAGAAATAGGGGGAGGAAGTGGAATCAATGTCAATGAGGCGGGGGATATTTTAACTAATAATTTGGGAGCGAATATTGCATTTGCATTGCAAACCAAAAAATCTGGAACAAGAATTAAATATGACAGTGAAGATAGAAAAGCTGGCGTAAGTCCTTTTGTTGGAAAAAGAAAAGCATTCTCTGAAAGAGAAATATTAGGATCAGTTGTGTTGCCGATCCCAGATGGTGTGACCGACTTCAATGCTGTTCAATTCGCGGATGGGGCAATGAACCCTCTTCAAATGGCATCTGCAAATTTGGCACTTAAAACATTACTAGAGGGACAAGGTGGGCCAGCAGCAGCTGACATATTTAAAACAGCAGCAGAGAGTGGTGATCTTCCATTAGCAATAAGTTCAGCACTCACCGCATCAGCAGTTGGAACTGACGCAGATCGTCTATTGGCAAGAACAAGAGGAAAAATTTTCAATAATAATTTACAACTTCTTTTTTCCGGGCCAACATTAAGACCATTTAATTTTCAATATGATATTTCACCTAGAGATAAAACAGAGGCAGATGATGTAAAAAGAATAATCAGAATGTTTAAACAATCAATGGCAGTGCAAAGAGATAATGTTGGTATCTTTTTAGGATCACCAAATACAT